GATACTGCGTAGCCATTGGCAAGCGCTGATGTATTAGCAGATGTGTATGGCTGACCAGCAGAGATTAGCCCAGCCAAATCCAAATTATAGGTGCTGGTAACAATGTTGTCTGTAGTCTCGACGGAAGACAGTGTCGTGTATATCGAGTTACTGCCGTTAACAGTAGAGACGCTAAATCTTTGGACAGGCAGTTTTACAGAAAAACTTGTCTTATCTGTAGCCACATTAGAAACGGCAAACTCTCCGTTTAGTCTGTCGCTAATTACTCCAACATCGCTGAGCGTTACAATATCGTCATTTTGGTAAGGATGAGTAGATGCGGTGTAAAAAGTAATTTCATTTTCATTATTAGCAACAGCGCTAACATAAGCACGAGGAATTTTTTCTACTCTTTTAGTTACATCTCCAATTGCTTCAAAAATGTAGCACTCTTTAAGGAGCGCTTCTTCTTCGCCAGCCAAAACTTCAGCATAAACAGAGTAATACTCAACTCCCTCAGGGACTTCCCATATGTATTTATTTGGACCAGAAAGAGCATAAATATTTTCATTTGTGAACCCATTAATTTCTGTAAAAACAGGAGCATCTCTGTTAGAAGACTCCCAATACACAAAATAAAACTTTATATTCTTGTCTGATACCCAGTTGACTACTATGTTTCTGCTTGTCGGGACAGGATTTTTTCCTGTCAAAAACAGAACGGCGTCAGCCTCGGCGTGGACAACAGAGTTGTAGCAATAATATGTGCCACCACTTTCTGCTTCGTCAATGGCTGGAGTGTAGGTGGATGCTACCGTGAAAGTAGTACCAGAACCATACACTCCACTCACTCTTCCAAATTGGTTATAAGCAGTGTTGGTTGTGAACCCAGTAATTTCTACATACTGACCAACTGAAATTCCGTGAACAGTGTCGGAGTCGTATGTAATATTTTCACCGTCACCCCTAGCGGAGTTGACGGTAATTCTAGGAGAAAAACTTTCTTTAACTATCTGACCAGGCTGATATTGAATAGAGTTGGTCTGTCCCTCTGGAATGGCACTAATTCTGTAAGTTCCGTCGTAAGGAGAGCCTAGACCAGTAACAGTTACTACGGACCCAACTTCGTATCCGTGAACATCGTAAGTCGTCGGGTCGGTATCGTCTACCAGTAACAGTGTCACTACACCACCGACCATAGATTTACGGACTACGCTGTGGTAGTAAGCAGGGTCATCGATGTCACCACCAACGCTTACATATCCATTACCCTGAACATTTGTGTTTGACTCCTCATACTGAGAGATGCTGTAGCAAAGAGTAGTGGCGCTTGGCACAAGAGTAACTACCCACTCACCATCAATTGGAGATTCTAGGTTCATCACATTGATGTAATCCCCTACTTCCCAGCCGTGGGCAGTTCTAGTGGTGATAACCACCAAGCCATTTTCGTTTATCTCGACTGAAGAAACAGTTACCGCAGCGTTTGATTCGGGGCTGAATGTGACTCCAGCAGTGGATACGCTTACATTTTTATTTTCTTTATTGGCAAAATAAGCCTCAGAGAAAGCGGTGATATTTCCAGATATTGCCAAGTCCCAATACTCAACCGATGACATAGCGGCTGGCACTCTTTGTACGCCAGCAGAAGCACTTTCAAAAACACTCGGTGCAATTTTGTCAGCAGTAATTGATTGAGTTTGTAGGGCGTCTGCTCCAACTGATTTACTAAGAATAGAGTCAGCAGAGACAGAATCACTGCCCAAACCGTCGACAACGGTCTGCATATTTCTGTCTATCGAGCCAACTTGCTTATCAAGTTCGGAAATGCGACCAGTTATGGACCTGAATTTTCTACTTCTATTGCTGGCCATTGTTGTCCACATCCCACTCGGTAATCATGTTGATAGACACAGACTCAGGCACAGATGGAGCGTCAGGCACATCTACGCTGTAGGAAATAATTTTTCTCACAATGACATCGTTTCTAGGCTCTAAGTCGCTTGCCAGTCTGTCTTGAACAAACTTGTCATTAACTATAATACTGCACCAATCGCCGGGCTGGTATGTATTGACTATAGGGTCTAGGTTTCCGACAACACCAATTTGAAAAACGCCAGATGGTGGTTTTGTTTCATTTAGATATCTGTAAGCATTTTCAGAAATGTCTCTCAAAAAATCTAGTTTGTCATCAGATTCAGTGGAGTCAAGTAGTGGCCAATTGTTTGCTAACAACTCCTTATGAGCCACTCCAATATATGACTTGGAAGCATCACCAGTGCCAGTACCGCCATCACTTCCCACCATAAAGAATCTAGTAGAAGCCTCTTCAGCCGACTCGTCTAGAGACACACTGCTGATATTGCCTGGATACTCAAAAACATACTTATCGGCACCAAATCTGCTAGGTGGCGAGACTTCACCATGAACTGGAGCATTTGGATAGTTGATAGGTAGGAACTTGAACACTCTTTTAAATGTGGAATTGACGGTGTCATACACGCAATCAATACGATACTCAAAGCCATAAACATTTCTAATAATCTTTGTGCTGTTTGGCTTGACTATGTATTTGTCAGAGTATTCCGAAAGGTAGTCGCCAACAGTCTTTAGTTCGTGACCTCTGTATGTAGGCACTCTTTGATAGTTACCAGAGTCAGCGTAAGTAGAAAATTCCAGACCTATGTCAGAGTTTTGAGTGTAAGAGCCGTAACTACCGACATAAATAGCAGCGTCAACCTTGGCAGTGCCAGAGTACTCTTTGTTGTATTTAGTTAAAACTTCTTTATCGTCAAAAGTGCCGATGTCTTTTTTGTATTTTCTGTTTCCAGATATGTAAATTAGTTGGTACTTATTTCCTACTTTGCTAAATCCAGTAATTGTGTATGTGCCGTCAAAAATAAGGTTTTTATCGTCATCTAAATCTTCAACAATTACTTTTTGACCTACTTCAAACCCTGGGTCACTGCTTAGTTCTAAGTAAACTTTCTTTTGTTTAGCGTTGAACGCTTTGCCAGTGACATTGGCGGTCAAAACGGTGAGGCTGGTGACATCTGGTAGGTCGTCAATTTTAACATAGGGGTATGTGTCATCTGGTCTAGTAGCAGAGTTGTCCCAAGCAGTTGCGGTAGCGGTGCCAACTGGCGGGGTAGTGCTCTTGTTGGCCTTACCAATATCGTCGTCAGTGACTAAATTGTTTTTTAGTTTCCAAAGACTATCATTCGCGTCGTCAGTCAAATTGCTGACGGTGAATGAAGTGCTAGTAGGTACGGTTGACACTGTAACTATATACTCAGACCAGTTATTTCCAACGCCAGTGAGTTGAGTAAACTCTCCACCAACATTTGCTATCACAACTTTTTGACCCACAGTAAAAGAGTGAGCAGCAGAAGTCACAAAAGTAGAGACACCTTTGCCAGTGGCTTTATTTGGCGGTTTAGCGCTCCCACTGCTTATTTGCGCGACATAAGAAGCAGAGGATATAGTGAACGCAGTGCCGTATTTTCTTTCGTTGTAGTTGAAAGTCCTAAGCGGGTGTACCGTTCTGGAGCCAGCAGCGCCTGAAATTTTATATGAGAAGTAGTGGTAGTCGTCGCCGCCTACAGTGTCGGTACCAACTTCATTTAGAACAAATGTTCCGTCGTAAGGAGAACCTAAATTGTCAATAGTTATCTTGGTGTGCCCAGCCTTGTAAGCATATTTCTTAAAGTCGGGACTTCTTGCCAATCTAATTTTTACTAAATAAGAATCGACCAAGTAAGTTAGTTGAACATTAGTTATTTTTAGATTTTCAAACCGAGGAGTGTAAGTAAATGACACATCGTCTGGGACAGTGTCAACTTTCCAAACCCCGTCATAGTTTTGACGAGTAAGTCCAACTAACTCAAAGTTGTTGCCAGCACTCATATCGTGAGCACCAAAAGTTATAACCGACGAGTTCGGGGGAAGCCTTGTTTCAAGAATTAGTCGGTCAGATGTGTAAGCGTTACCAGTGGTTCCGCCTAGAGAGGAGGCGGTTATGGCAGTAGGAGAGGCAACTTTGAAAGTGGTTGAAGTGGCGGAGACCACCAAAGCACCGCTGACATTCAATACTCCAGAACCAGTTCCAAGAATCAGACCAGCCACAGTGACAATGTGTCCAGCCCTTATGTTATGCCCGCTGGAAGTGTAGGTAATGTAGGTTGCATCATTGACAGCCGACTGTACAGTGTACTGTTTTATGTCCTGCTCGGAAGACGGAAGCGTGTAATTGATGTAAGACTTGGAAGGGTCGATGCCGTCAATGTAGAAAGTTCCATTGATTGACTCATCAGAGCCAGTAATTTTTACTAACTCGCCGACATCGGTATCTACATCAAACTGGGTGTAAGCGCTATACAAGTCAATTCTTGCCTTGATTTTTGCATCGCTGGCGTCATAATAAAATCTTTTACTATATACGGGTTGCTGGAATCCAGTGGTGATTGTTGCTAAGTCAGTCGCTGGGTCATACTTAGCAGTTCTAATTTGATACTTTTCTAAGTTTCCTAGGAACGGGTTATTAGCATTTACGGTCACAAAGTCTTCGTGAACTTTACCTAAGAAGTAGCGAACCTGCTCATAAGTGTCGGTGTGAGTGTACATTGTTGCTTGGTACTTACCATCCCAAGCAATTTTAGTGTCTGGCTGGTCAGTGCTAGTGTTGTCAAACTCAGCCTCGCAACCAGAGTTAACAACAAAAGTTTTTCTGTCAATAACTCTGATTACTGGCTGACCGTTACCATTTGCACATTTAGCAGGTCTGCTCTTTGTAAGTGCAGTAGTGTCACTGTAAAGTTTGATAATAGTAAAAGTAGCATCTACAATAGGAGGTTTGTAGCCAGCAGGAATAGAGCCTTTTCTTGAAAAAGTAATTGTAGGCACGCCAACATAGTCAGTTTCTAACTTTAAATATGTGTACTGACCCATGCTTTGCGGGTTAGTTGGATTGCTAAATCTTAGAATTTTATGAAAATTATTTGCTCCAGCCAATTCGCCAAAAATTTTGTCAGTCGCGTCTGTACCGTATGACTTCATACCATTTGTTTTTATTTCATAACCGTCTTTTAGTTTGCCCATCCAAGAAGTGTCTTTAGGCTGAATAGTGTATTCAATATTTTTGCCGTTTTGTCTCGCAGAATAGCCAGGCTTTTGATTCTCAAACTTGAGATACACTTTTCCACTACGAGATGCTGGAGTGTTTTTCTTGCTAGTAGCAACATATGAAGAAAATGTAATAAGGTCAGAAGAATCGTAAACTCCCTCAACCACGCACTCAAAACCCTGGGTCGGCATAACACCTGGAGTGTTAGCACCATCTGCAATCTGAGTAATTTTTGCGCCTTTTGATATACCTCTAGTGTCTATTCCAGTGATGTTAAAGCCGTTAGCAGTGACATTTCCGTAGCGATAAATAGTAGAAGTAGAAGCCAAAGCAGCAACTGCATATTCGCCTTCTAATGATTTATAAATGGTGACTGTGTTATCTAAGGCACTGTCCATACCCTCAATGGAGACTTCGTCTCCAACTCCAAGCCCGTGAGGGGTTTCGGTGGTAATTGTGATTTCACCACTACCAGCGGTGACCACTCTTTTTGCCACATCAATTTTGGTTGACGCTGCGTCTTTTGTAGTTTTGAAAGTGTGGTCTACACCAAATACATTCCACTGAAGAGCCTCTTTATCAAGAGTAATTTTGGTGGCATTTCTGTAATCTTTGTTTACTCTAAAGTGACCATTCAGGTTGTAGCCCTTTTTGTCGCTAAAGGATAGTTCAACCGCCACACCCTCATCAATAGTGATGGTGTCGTCGGTGTCCTTGTTCAATTCAACTATCAGTTGATTAATGTTTTTAGGGTCAACATAAACTACAGTCCCGCTGTGAGTGAGGTTCCAAGTTTTCCAAATTTTTCTGTGCTGATAGTAACTTGTGAATTCATTAGCACTAATGCTTACGGTTTTACCTACGACATCGTAGTTTCTAGACCAAATTGGTCCACCCCAAACGCACTCCCCGTTGCGTAGCACATAGATAGCAATTTTGCCAGGCATAGTAGCGTTGTAAACATCAACACCCTCCACCTCTTGGGATAGAGATAGAGTTCCAGAAAAAGAGCCAGCATCTTTTAGGGCACGCTCATAAGATACGCCAGTAAGAGGCAACTCACCAATAACTTGATTAGTGACAATGTTGACAGCAAAATATCTGTATACGACTTCGTTCTCTGCCATAACTACCTAACTATGTATCTGTCTTTATGACTATTATACATTAGCCAATCCACCCTGAGCGGTAGTAGATGTTGACAAATGCTGGACTAATTTCGTAGATGTAGCCAGAAGTCACGATGGTGCTCGTGATATCTGACGCACCACTCACATTGGTCGGGGTGAAAGTAAATGATTTAGTGTCTGGCACAGCCACAATAGTGGCAGTAGAAGCATTAGAAAAAACATTAGAGCCACCAGCAATAGTGTTTAGACCGATAAGTTTTACCTGAGAGCCAACAACAAAGTTGTGGTCAGCCGTGGTTGTAATCGTTGCCGTTGTGGTCGAGTGAGTGTATTGAACATAAGCAACAAAGTTCTTATTCAGGTCCTCGAATGTAATTTCGTTGTCGCCAGGTTGAAGTTGAATCCAGTCGACTACCGTATCCAATTTAGAGCGGTAACCGCCTATCTCGCCGTTCAATGCCACATCTCTGTTGTATGTGTCAATACTTAGAGTCTCGGCATAGACTCTGGCAATAGGAGAGGTAGCACCGTCGTATGTAGTGACAGTAGCATTGGCTACATCTGGGTAGTAGGTAGGTCTAACTACATTGAACTTAGTAGGAGTGCTAGTAGAAACTGAATAGACGCTGAAATAGCCATTATATATGTTTCCATAATGAGCCCTGCCGCTAGTGTAAGCAGTGGAACTTCTTTCACTTAGTTGTGAGATAAACACTGAACCAGAAGTAGTGGCCGTGTTTGCGGTCACCGCGGGGAACTTTTTATTGAATGTAATTGCGGTGCTATTAGCGCTCACAACTTTGTGTGTGCCATTGAAGTCCTCATTTATTCCATTTATTGTTATGTAGTCGTCTGCTTGGGCACTCAGTGTTGTTGCGTATCTAATAGTTCCAAGAGAGACAGTTGACTCATAGTAGGTGACTGGTCGTATAGTCTGCGACTCAAAAAGATTGTATTCAAAAGAAGAAGTAGATGGGGAGGCAGTGACTACAAAAGTTCCATCAAATACAGCACTCGTGTTGGAAACCACTACTTGGTCGCCCACTGTAAATCCGTGGTCGGCAGCAGTTTGAACAGTGGCAATGTTATTTCCGCTATCAAAAGAAATAGCAGATGTATTAGCCCAGACGCTAAATTTAGCGCCCGAAGGGGTTTGAGGTGCCGCCGTCGACTGAGTTAGGCTAGTTTTAGTTATTCTAAATTTATAGTCGTCAGTGCCTCTGTAGACAGTGGTTATGTAATATTCACCGTCAGTAATGGCACTGTACCCAGCAAGACCGCTCACTCCTGTCAAGTGGATTCGCTGACCAACAGAGAAACCGTGCTTTACTTTTGTAACAATGTCTAAAGTATTTGCTAAAGAACATATGACCGAGACAATGTCGAAAATGTCAACCACATTTAGAACATCTACTGCCTCATTTGCAGATAAACCGTGAGCAGTATTTGTTGTAAAAATTAAGTTTCCATCCGATACTTGAGCCCCAGTGACCGTGTAAGTTCTGTTTTTATTTAGTCTGTAAATGACATCAATCAACTCTTCTGAAGTTTTATTGAATAGGGATGTCGGTCCAGTAGTGGGTC